TAGAGCTACCTACTCTGATAAACCACTTCTGAGCAGTATTATCATAATCAAGCAAAGCACCAATATCTGCTGCATCATCAGTAACTTGAGTTCCTATATTAGCCTCATCTGGCCCAGCNTATGTACCATCCAAAACTAANGTATGTACATCATCAAGATATCCACTGGTCTGAATAGCTCCAGTCTCCAAAAACTGAGTTAGATTTTCCCTTATATACCAACCATTAGTCATAGTATATGACGTAGGAGTTTGGGCAGACATAGGAACTTCATCATCTAACTGGGTTAATTCATCAAAAGTATCCATCAGATAACTATAAAGTGCATTTACAGTATAAACTGTTGTAGAAGGAGAAGCATCTCTCCCAATAATTTTATTTATATAATCAATACTTACATCATCTGCAATAGCCATAATTTTCTCCTACTTTAATTTACGTATTTACAATTCTATCTTTAATTAATACTACAGTACCAGAAAAACCTCCTGAAAGAATTGTTCCAGTTGTCTTTCCAGGATAATATCTTGTAGACCCAATCGAACTATCTCTTACTCGAATATAAATATCTGTATCAACTGTATAATTATAAGATTCACTTGCTAATCCTGTACTAACTGCCGATTCCTCAAGCATTAACTGAGTATTATCGGAAGTTTTATAAACACCTACTCTTGCTCCAGGAATTGCATTATTATCTTCATCTTTTACATAAACATCAATATCTACACTATTAACAATACTAACGCTATTTCCAGTTGTATTAGTAATCTCAGAAGTACTGGGATTAGAATCTATAGCATTTATTGTCAATATTCCACTACTTGCATCATCAGAATATAGAATGTCATAAGTATTACCACTATAAGTTAATCCATTTTGAGAATAAGTCCCTTGAATTGGATATTCAAAAGCTGCTCCTAAAGTATTTGCAATAAACTTAGAGTCTTGAATATTAATATTAGCATTCCATAGCAAAGCAGCATCTGTATCAATNGTTTCAGAAAAGGTACAATTTCTAATTACCGGAGCTCCAACAGGATCAAACTGATGACATTTATTAATAGTAACTCCATAAAATAAATGATTACTATCATTCCCCATTACCAACGTACCAGTAAGTCCTTTAAAAATTGTTCCATAACAAGTTGTTAGAGAAGCAGCATTATTCCCTCCATATAAATCTAATGAAACATTATGATTATCATTTCCTATAATAACTGAACCAGACCTACCGTTGTCAGTTCCAACTATGACACCATCACTAAAAGTTGTAGTGTAAGATGCATGATCTTGTAATTCAATTCCAGAATAATCTATATCTGCTAAAGTTACCCAAGCAGTACCATTCCAATATTCACTTATTCCAAACTGAATAATTCTGCCAGAATCAGCAAATGAAACGTTAGCCGCTTGGGCGGTACTACCAATATTAGCTTTTCCAAATTGATAATAAATCCCATCTCGTTCCTGAAACACTCCCCAAGCTCTATTTGGATAATCAATACAATAATCTACGACATCTTTCCAGCCTGTTGTACTTGTTCCGGTAACCCTAATTCCTTTACAAACTGCTATTTGTGAAATAAAAATATTATCACCTTTAGCAATAGCATTTGTATCAATCCATACACCAAAATATCTTATAGCACCAACATCAAAAGTTCCAGTATCAGTCACAGAACCAGTCTTTGTAGGATCTATGACAAAACACTTCCATCCACCATTCCAACCATTCGCATCATCACTACCAGCAATTAAGAATTCACGATAATCTGTTGTTAAATCACTTCCTAATCGAATTGTTAAACCTTTATTTGCTTTTGTCTGTAATAAACCAATAGTTGGACAATGAATCCACATATAAATATGTTGACCTTCTTCGGTTCCTGCAGTATCAAAATCTAATACATTTGCACTACCAATATCATAATATTGATAACCATTTTTATTAGAATAAGCTCCAGCAAAAGAAGTATCTCCATATAAAAAAGTATCTGTTGTAAAAGAATCAGTTCCAAGACCTACTTCATTCCAGGCACTTCCTGTCATGGCGGTATCTGGAGATGCATCAGCATTCGCAATTATACCTTTACCTTCTAAATTAATTGTCAATGCCATAATTAAGTTCAATCCCTAAATTAAGTTTTTCAAATTCTTTTAATGGATACCATTCTATCCAATTACTTCTTTTTCCTAAGATAACTACTTCAACAAATTTTTCTATTTTTTCAGTTACTACATTTTTCTTCTTTCCAACTGATTTATTTTTCACTTCAATACAAGTAGAATTTACTTTATGTGATATTATTTTAATATCATCCTGAATATTTCGTTCTTTTCCATTAATATCTATTATCTTCATATTTATTAAAAACTCTAATTATTTTACTTGCCAAAATTTTCTGATAAAATAGACAAGTCACTTCCGTCTACATCACCATCATTATTTAGATCACCAGGGATTACAACTTCAGCACTAAGCACACACCCAGGAGCAGTGATATCTACAAAAAGCTCAAGAATATCAGATTTCCCACCAAAATTTTTAGTCTTATCAAATGCTCGTAACATAAAAAACCACGTTCCAGGTTCATAGCACCAAAAACTTGTTGTTGTATATTCTGGAACAACAATTTTACAAGCTTTGTCCATGCCAGTTAAACTTTCCCATGTAGCCTCATCATTTGTCCGACTTTTATATATAGCATATCCACCAAGATCGGTACAAGGTGTATCATCTGCATTGGTTGTGACTGCATTCCATTTGAACGATAACCAAGTAGTTGTTCGAACTGGATCTGCCAAAACAACATTTGATATGAGTAATATAGAACATAATATAATAATAATCTTTTTCATAATCTTTTAATCATTTCCTTTTATTCTACAATCCTCCGACTACTGAAGCCGGAATCGTCCCTTCTGTTGTTATAGGAATATTTTTTTCCATTGGTGCATCCACACCAGTTTCGTTCTTAGTCCCATTTACCAGGTTGATATTATATTGACAACCTAAAATGAAGAATAATATAATTGCACTTGTAATTAATCGCTTCATTTTTTTCCTTTTTTAGGCCATTAAATTATTTATCAGAGCAAGAGAAAAGGAGAAAAAAAAGACTCCTGCTCTGATAAACCTGAACACCAGCACAACTTACTTAATATGCACGGAGGAGCATATAAGTAAATGCATGAGCAGTTAATGGATCTGCTGAACAAGTCACGGTCATTGTATCAGCAGTCATAACTGTTTTGAGAATACTATCTGTATCATTAGATGTATTATAAAGAACTATCGGAATATCAGTAGATAAAGCACCAGTAATTGTCACTGCCTCTGCAACAGCTCCACCAACAGTTGTATGACTCCCAGCATAAGCAATATAATGACTTGGCTTAAAAGTTCCTCTTGGACGAATAACCACATAATGAATGTCATGAACAGTACTTGGGTCTGCTGAGCAAGTTACAGTTATAGTATCAGCAGAACACAAAACATCACTAATAACATCTGAATCATTAGTAGCCCCATAACAAGCAAAGGCAATATCAGTTGCAAGAACACCAGATGATGTAATTGCTTCAGCAGCAGCGCCACCGACACAAGTATGTGTACCAGCAGTTACAATGTCCCAATCAGGCAAGCAATTATTTCGCAGCATTGCATAAACATAACCATGAGCTACAAGTGGATCTGCACTACCAGTAATCGTTATTGTGTTATCTGTTGCAATTGCAGCCACAATTTGATCACTATCATCAGAAACTTCATGACCAACAATAGCGAGATCAGTTGATAAAATCATTCCGTTACGAGTAATTGTTTCAGTGGTATCTCCACCAGCACTCGTTACAGGCCCCTCAGCCAAAGTTATTCCATAACCACAATTAATCCCATCCGGAACGAACAAGCAAGACGCTGCAGTGCCAATATTTATCCATTTAGGACACTGTCCAAGAATAGCATCATTCTTGATGAACAGACATCCAGGATGATAACCGGCAGTTCCAGATATGGGAACAGTATTACCAGAAGCATAAGACTGGTATTTTGTATTATCCATAGTAATACCATTTGGATAGTTTGAAACAGGCATAAAAACTCCTTTAAAAAACTAACTTAGTTAAATATACCAGATTAAAGTATACATAACTAAGTTATCTCTTTATAATTGACGTTCATAGATGAACAACAATTAAATCATTACGCTCCAGGCGAACCAAAGATTCCTCTCGGATCAGACCAACCAAAACTACCTCGAAATGTGGCTTTGAACTTAGCATTTTCAGTATCAAAATCTTGCTCAGTTCCAAAAGAATCAGCCCGACGATTCATGTATTTTAAGCCGTCAGGACAATTGGTTTTGATAAACCATGCATTACTATTTGTAAGATAATGGTTTACAGCAACACCTTTCGGAAACTTATTAGAAGCCCGAAGAGCATTAGTATCATTATTTGCAGTTCCAGACTGTCCAAGAGATTCCAAAATTCGAAAAGCATCAAATTCCAAATTAGGAGGAATGATCAACTGCTGAGGCATAATCGCAATTGTAAGACCACGATCAGTTGTAAATCCAGCAATATCAATACATGC